AGTTGAACAAGGCCTTGCCGAAGTATGGCATCACGACTGACAAGCGCATTGCCGCGTTTGTCAGCCAGTGCGCCCACGAGAGCATGGACTTCAACGCACTCAAAGAGAACCTGAATTACCGGGAAGAAACCCTGCTCAAAGTCTTCCCCCGGTACTTTGGCCCCGGCAAGCGCAACCCCGCAGAGTATGCCCGGAACCCAGAGAAGTTGGCAAACTATGTGTACATGGACGAGAACCGCACCAGCAAACTTGGCAACACCCAGCCCGGCGACGGGGCAAAGTTTATTGGCAGGGGTCTGAAAGCCCTCACCGGCCGTGAAAATTACAGCCGCTTTGCCAAAGACTACGACATCACCCCAGAGGAAGCCGCAGAGTGGCTGGAGACCAAGGAGGGGGCTCTGGCCTCGGCTCTGTGGTTCTGGAAAACCAAGGGATTGAACGAAGTTGCTGACGCAGAGCCCGGCGACGTGGTGCGCATCACCAAGATCATCAACGGCGGGAACATTGGTTTGGCTGATCGGCAGGCGCGCTATGCCCGCGCCATGGCTGCTATGGGTGGCAAGATCGCGGCTCCTGCACCGGCGGCCGCTGCAGCTGCAACCTCATCGAGCGGCACTTTGCGCCGTGGTTCCAAGGGTGACGAGGTCAAAAAGATGCAGGCCAAACTCGGCCTTGCAGCTGATGGCGACTTTGGTCCGGGCACAGAGGCTGCCCTTAAAAAGTGGCAGGCTGCAAATGGATTGACTGCCGACGGAGTTGCTGGCCCTAAGACATTGGCTAAACTCCTCGGTTGATGTAAGATCGCCCAAACTCGAGGGGTGCAGACGTGACCGGACTGACCTATAGCACATATGTAACGCAGATCGCCGAGATGGCGGTCGTCGATCCTGCTGACGCGAACTTTGTTACAATCCTCCCAGCAATGATCGATTACGCAGAGCTTCGCATCTATCGTGACCTCGATCTGGCGAGCACGTCTTTCGCTTACACTGACCCCGCGATCCTTGTGAACGCGGCGAGCAGAAACATCACTGTACCTGTCGCCCTTGCAAACGGCGGCAGTTTTATGGTCAGCGAACAGATCAACCTCATTCTCCCCGCTGGGGAGACAAACCCTGATGCTTCCGGTGCGTCTAGGGTTCAACTGCTTCCAACCACAAAAGAATATTTGGACGCGGTTTATGGGTCGAACACTACCGCTGCGCGGGGTGTACCTGCTTTCTACGCTCCGCTGGATCAAAACAGCTTTTATGTGGGGCCGTTCTCGAATGCCACATACTATTGTGAGGTTGTGGGGACGTATCGCCCTGCAGCAATGTCGGTATCAAACCCGGTGACATACATCAGCGAGTTCTTACCTGACCTGCTTATCATGGCCTCTATGGTTTACATCTCGGCATACCAGCGGAACTTCGGTCGTCAGTCGGATGACCCGCAGATGGCGCAGTCGTACGAGAGCCAGTATATGACCCTCCTACGCAGCGCTGGTGTCGAAGAGGCTCGCAAGAAGTACGAAGGCCCAGCGTGGTCTTCACAATCGCCGACGCCAATCGCCACTCCGACGCGAGGGTAACAGATGCCACACGCATCACTGAAGCTTATCCCCGGCGTTGACCAGAATAGAACGCCTGCGCTCAATGAGGCTGCGATCTCTGAGAGCAACCTGATCCGGTTTGTCCCGGATCGGAACGGCCTCGGGTTGCCACAAAAGATCGGGGGCTGGGACCGATATATTCCCACTACCATGACAGCGGTTGTCAGGGCTCTCTGGGCATGGGCCGACACAAACAATCAGCGCTACCTTGGAATTGGAACCGATGACGGGGTCTATGCGTTTGACAGCTTGGATGTCCAAAATCTGTCGCCACAAACGTATATCGCAAATCCTGCAATGAACTTCAGCACCACCTCGGGATCAAACGAGGTGGGGATCGGTGACGTTGGTTCTAACATCACGGGGTTTGACGGTATCTACTTGTCAACCCATGTGTCAGTTGGCGGCCTCGTCTTGTTTGGGTTCTACTCGTGCACGGGCTCAACACCTGACCAATACGAAATCTTCTCCTCAAACGTAATTGGCTTGCCCATTAATGCCACGAGCACTGTTGCTTCGGGCGGTGCGACAGCAAGCTTTACTACCATTGTCGACTCCGCATCTGTTTCTGTAACTTTGGCCGATCACAATTTTCAAGTTGGAGCTACGTTCCCGGTCCTTATCCCAACGTCGGTTGGTGGCTTGACGTTGTATGGAAATTACATCGTACGAAGCGTAACAAGCTCTTCGGTGTTTGTAATTGCGGCCGAAAACGAAGCCTCATCCGCCACCACGGTATCCATGAACAATGGTGCACCAAACATTACTTACTACGTTGGACAGTCAGCTCTTCCTCCCCCGGTTGGCTTTGGTGCTGGCGGTTTTGGTGCGGGTGGGTTTGGTACCGGTGTTTCGTCTTCCGGCTCAAGAGAATTTGTAACGACAAACGCAACTTGCGTCGGTACGGTTGCAACAGTCTCGTTTTCAGGTCGATACGATGTCCCCGTCGGGTCCCAGATTACACTCACTGGTGTAACGCCCTCTGGTTACAATGGGACTTGGACGACGACCGCAAAAACCGTTGGTGCAACGTCAACCATTTCTTTTCCTGTTCCGTCCACTTTTGGAAACCAAAGTGTTGCCGGTACTGTTGTCATAAACAGGTTTGGTTTTAGTGGAACCACTGACTGGACGCTCGACAACTGGGGTGAAATCCTAATCTCAAACCCGGAAAACGGGGAGATTTACTACTGGAGCCCTTCTGATGGTGGACAAGCGTCTGTCGTCATTCCTAACGCACCCAAGGTGAACGAGGGTTGCTTTGTGGCCATGCCGCAAAGGCAGATCATCGCTTACGGCAGTACCTTTACCGGCATCAAGGACCCGCTCCTCGTCCGCTGGTGCGACATTGGAAACTTCACTAGCTGGGTTGGAACCGTTGCCAACCAAGCCGGGTCATTCCGCATCCCCAAAGGTTCGCGTATCGTTTCCGGCCTACAAGGGCCGCAGCAGGGTGTCCTTTGGACCGATCTTAGCGTGTTTTCGATGCAGTACATTGGCCTACCCCTTGTCTGGTCCTTTAACGAGATTGGCACCGGATGCGGTTTGATCGGAAAGAAAGCCGCTGCTACGCTGAGCGGAACGATTTACTGGATGAGCCAGAGCCAGTTCTATTCTTTGGGTGGCAGTGGCGTTAGCCCTATCGCTTGCCCAATCTGGGACGTTATTTTCCAAGACATCGACGAAAACAACGTGGACCGCGTGATCTGTGCGACGAATGCCCGTTTTGGCGAGGTCTCGTGGTACTATCCGACAATTGGCTCTGGTGGCATCCCAACCAAGTACGTCAAGTACAACACCCTTTTGGGCCAATGGGATTTTGGCGACTTAACCAGAACGGCGTGGATCGACCAGTCGGTTCTTGGGCCACCCATCGGCGCAGGCGAAGACAGGGTCGTGTACCAGCACGAAGTCACGCAGGATGCGAACGGCACCCCGATCAATGCTTATATCCAGACCGGGTATTTTACGCTGCAAGAAGGCGACCTGAAGACTTTTGTCGACCAGATGTGGCCTGACATGAAATGGGGTCTGTACGGCGGAAGCCAAAATGCCGAAGTCAAAATCACGTTCTATGTGGTCGACTATCCCGGTCAGACACCTAAGATTTCTGAGCACTTTGTAACCAGAAACACGACGTTCATCACGCCTCGAATTCGTGGTCGTCTTGTCTCGATCCGGATTGAGAGCAACGATCTCGGCTCCTTCTGGCGTCTCGGCAACATCCGGTACCGCCTCCAACCTGATGGGAAATTCTGATGGCATCGCTATCCGACATCCTCACAACAACAAAGAATATCGTGACCGCGCTCAACCAGCTTGGTCAGACGTATCTAGATGTCGAGGGGACGAGTTCTTACACCAGCATCACCACGGCAACGCTGGTGAAGTCCGGTCAGGGGCGTATTGCGCGCCTCGTGGTAGTGGTGGCTGGATCGGGTACTGGCTCGGTGTACGATGCGTCAGCAGCCACGGCCACCAACGACAAGCTTTTGACAATCCCGACCACGATTGGGATTGTGGAGGCGAACATTCCCGTCAACAACGGCATCGTCGTCGCGCCCGGCACCGGGCAGACCGTCGCCATCGTCTATTCGTGAGGAACGACATGCCGCTCAAGCCCGGAAGCTCGCAGGAAACCGTATCCAGCAACATCTCCGAGATGGTGCATGCGGGGCATCCGCAGGATCAGGCGGTCGCAGCGGCCCTGCGCACGGCCCGTGAAGGTATGAAGCGCGGCGGTGGCATCAAGGTCCACAGGGGTGCGATCCACTCCACCGTGGCGGGCCGCACGGACCACCTACCGATGCACGTCTCCTCTGGATCGTACGTTATCCCGGCTGACATCATCTCGGCGATGGGTGAGGGAAACTCGATGGCGGGCTTCAAGGTCGCCAAGTCGATCTTCTCAATCTCGGGCCCCTACGGCAAGTCGACCGGGAAGATGCCCTACGATGGTAGCGAGATGCCGTATGGTCAGCCGTCACCCCGGAAGGCCGGGGGCGGCGAAGTCGATGCGGTGCCAATCGTTGCGGCCGGTGGCGAATACGTCATCTCTCCTGAGGAAGTCGAACATATCGGCGGCGGTTCTATGGATCATGGGCACAAAGTCCTTGATGCCTTTGTGAAAAAAATGCGAAAAAAGACCATCCAAACCCTGCAATCGTTGCCGGGTCCGAAGAAAGATTAAGGATGATCTAATGGATGAAGTCACCGTTCGCACCGGCACAGCTGAAGACTTCAACGCGATGATGGACTTAACGATTGCTGCAACCCAAGAGAACGCCTTTGTTTCGCCAGACATCGACAAGCTGGCACACGTTATCTGGGGTGCCCTGACGATCAAGACGGGCATCTGTGGGGTCATCGGCCCTGTCGGTGGCAAGCTTGAAGGGGCGGTCCTTCTCAGCATGGGTGAATTGTGGTACAGCAAGGAACTGATACTCGAGGAGAAGGCGATCT